TAAATCTTCCTTTAGCGAATCAGTTTCTGCATTTACTTTCTTAAAATTGTCCCCTACCACTTTAGCATCTGCAAATGCACCCTCAGTATCAAGTTCTTTGTTCGCTACAGGCGTTTTGAGAACGTTTTCATAAGGCAACTGCCGTTTCTTCCCATCTGCCGTGATTATTCCCTTAAATGTATCAGCCATTGTTATCACTCTCCTTTGCTTTTAAACTCACATAGCCATCTGCATCCATGTCAAGCCCAACGCCTTTGTCAGACAGATATGTCTGCACTGCTTCCGCTATGGCTTCTTTACTGGTTCCAATGCCGTCTATACATAACTTATACAGATACTTTTCTTTTCTCGTGATCGGCTTCGGGGGTTCGCCCGTATAATCGCCTGTCAGATATGCGAGGTACTTTTCTTCTCTTGTTACTGGTTTATCTGCCATCTTTTTACTCCTCTCCGAATAATGTTGGTTCCTTTGGCTCGGCTTCTTTGACCATTGCTTTTGCTTCTTCTTCAGTCATTCCCTCGAACTTCACGAAATACAACCATGCCGGAACCTTGCCAGTAGTCACATACTGCCACCATCTTGCACGGTCGTTTTCTCTGACATAGAGGATGTCTCCGAAATCATAATTGACTTCATAAGCCCCAACCGGTGCAAGTCCGTACAGATCAGCGTAGACATTCAACGCGTAAATAACTTCATCCAGACAGGATTCCAGTTTGTCTCGAACGTCTTTAATGAACTGCACTGTCCTCTGCTGTTCCGCTTCTACTCCTGTAGCCGTCTGAATGCCGCTAGATTCGTTAAAAACAAAGTATCCGTTAGAGAATCCAATCTTGTACCCTAACTGGCTTAAAATGGCGTTTATGCCGCTTATACGGGTATCTGTGTTGAGAATCGGATTGATTTCCTGATAGAACTCTTTCTCGTCCTGTCCGAATACATTTTTCACATAATCCGGCAAGCTCATTTCTTTGCATCTGTGCTCCATTGCCTGTGGTGTCATAGCGGAGACAGGTGAACCACTCGGCATCAACAATCTGTCATCTACCAGAACAGTTCGCTTAGAATCAAGAATTTCTTTTGCGTTCCTGCTATATGCAATGTCGAGATCTTTCAATTCTTCGATGGCTTCGGCAAATATTGGAAGTCCAAGTGGTGTACTGATATCTACATTGTTCGCCTGCGGTGTCCGCAACGCTCCGTACAGAGGTCCGTCCAGCTTCTCACCGTTTGCCTTGAGAATTGGCGGTGTATCTGCCATAAGGTCAGCCCACTTGGTCTGTTTAAGGTCAATTCTGTCACCGATTGACTGAGGGGATTTTGATACATAAGCTCTATTTGAAACATAGTACGGATAAGTTGTCATACCATCTATTGTAGTCTCAGCAAAACGATGATATTCAAGCCGTGTGTAGTATTTCCGTCCAACAGTATAAGAATCCTTGAATATAATCCCCTTAATCTCCTGATTGTCGTAATCCACAATTATCACATCTGCCGGAGTAAATACATCAAGGCTCTCGCCGTTCGGCTTAATGAATACCGTTCCATAAGCACAGCCATATTCCACCCAGTGGCGAATCTGGAAATATACCTTGTCAATCTGTTCCTGAAGCCATGTAGCTCTTGCGGAACCGTCTACCTGAATGCCAATCGCCAATGTTGCGAGCCGAGCTGTCTCTGAGCAGACAGATTTAGCAAAATTGATCGTCTTGATGTTATTCTTGTCATCTAACCATTCCGGTACTCCCCTGTAAATGTTCGCGCACCGGTTAATCAGTGATTCCATTTCTGGAAATTCTGCTGCTTGGATATTAAAATCCTCTTCGGCTTGTTTTTTGAAAATCATGTTAAACCACCTTTTTAGTGTTGTTATAAGTCCCATTATGCATTGTTACTCCTTCTTCTCCACAATGATTCTGTTGCGTATCTGCAAGCATCGACTAAATGATTGTTTTCATCAGGATATCCGCTTATAACGTTTCCATCTTTATCTCTTTCATATTCGTACTCTGAAAACTCTTTATAAGCGTTAGGCGTTCTTTTAGGGTCAATAACAATAGTTCTTGTTTGAAGCCATTTCATGGAGTATTCTACACTTCCAGGTCCTTTTATTGCGCCCCTTGCCGGAAGTCCAAAGTCTCTATAATCATTGATTGATTTAGGTTCAGCAGAATCACAAGTAATAGTATAATCATCATATTTTCTTTTTAAAATCTCGTCTGCTGATTTCCTATTGCTCCATTTATTTTCGTAAATTTCATCAATGAGATATATCTTTTCAGTGTTATGATTGTAATACAAACGAATAAAAGCATACGGATCAGGGAAAAATCCCCAGTCACACCCCTGAAATATTTTGTCCATGTGGCTGATTTCTTCATCTGTAATATCTCTAATCTCCAGATATTCAAATACGTTTCCGCCGTTTCCGTTCGCAATTCCCATGTACTCATGTTCATAAGCGTTTGGATTGACTTCTTTCAGATGTTCCGCTTCGTCAATAAATGGCTGCCCCAGCCATCCTTTTGGCACGTCCAAGTAAGTTGATGAATGAACTATTCTGTTCTCTTTTGGCTCGATAACGTACTTATTAGCCCAGTTATTCATTGTTTTTGGTGGATTGAAACTCTTAAATATCCATGCAAGGTCGCCGCCACGAATCGCAGATTGCTCAATCTTACGAATTTCCTCAGGTCCCGCGAATTGGTCCAACTCCTCAAACCAGAGAATGCCAATATATCCGAACTCAGGGTTAATGGATTTAATCTTGTCAGGGTCATCAGCACCACGGAAGTATATCTTTTGCCCGGTTGCTTTTAATGTAATCTCCATAGGAGAAAGTTTAGAATCGAATTCTTCTGTAAATTCCTGTTTTCCAATAGCCCATTTGATTTTGTTATACACAGAATCTTTAATGGTATTCCCGACTTTACGACAGACAACTGCATGAATATCATGGTTGTTCTTCATCAACTCTACTATAGTCATTCCAACAGTGGTTGATTTCGTGGAGCCACGTCCGCCCTTAAATACATACTCCAGATGTTCCTTATCTCGAATATCTCTAATAGCCTGGTGAAAACAATCAGGAATGTTATACAGATCCATGTGATACGGTTTCGCATTTCTAGCAGCTTCCTCTGCCGCTTTCTTTTCTTCCTGCTCTTGCTTAATTTTTAATGTCTTTTCCAGATCATTCATAGATTTCAGCTGATCGGAGAAGTCTGGGGCAAATCCGAATGAATCAGTCAGCTCACCCCTTGCGATCATGGATCGGCGTTGCTGAATTTCTGCCAGTGACATAATGTCAGTGCCTTTTTGCTTTTCGATGAGAGACTGTTTTTCGGCTATATATGCAGAAATATGAGGTTTCTTTAAGTTCTCGCATCCTTGTTCCGGGGCTTTTTTATACCCAGCTTTTCTTGCGGCGTCAGATGCATTCCCGCCATTCTTTATATATTCATCTGCAAACGCTTTCTGCTTAGGCGTTAAGTCCATCTAATCACCTCTGTCTATCCTCATTTTCTGACCGCCTCCCATATTTCTTTTAGGCACATTACTACATCGTACTGGGATGCAGTTCGTAATATTTCATAATCGCAATCTTTCCATTCGCCTCTTTTTGTGAGGTGAAGTGTGGGTGTTGATATAATTGTTACTGTTATCAATCGTTCTTGCTCATAACTGTAGAATTGTGATGTTCCGATTTTTATAATTAATCCGGTGGATAATATAGCTTTTTGGAGTTTTCTTGTAACTGCTTTTAAGTTCGCCATATCATCACCTCAATTCAAAAAAGTCCCCAGTATAGCAGTTATATACAAATATAATACCACACTGGGGAGATTTAGCTCTCTACCACTTTTATAAATTTTTAAGTTTTTTTAAAGTCTGCCAATCAGCTTGGCTAGATGATAATATTCCGCCATGACCTTGCGCTTATAGCCATAGAAGTCATTTTCTGTTGCAGGAACTGTCCTGATCTTCTCCATTGTTCGATAGCCGATACTATTCACGATACTGTCATAGATTTGCGATTCGATGCCAGGTGCGTATTTGATAGATACCTGCAACAGATTGTATTTGTCGCTCTCACTAAGATTCCGCAAGTGGCTTTGTAATGTCGGTATATCATCCGGCGGCACTCCGTAATCAGTTAGTGTTGCCTTTCTCAGCTTCATTTATTTCACCTTCTTCACCCCAATCTAATTTCTGCCCGCACTTGTTACAATAAAAATCTGATTTATAAAGTCCCTCGCTGTTACAAACTGGGCAATTGCCTTTTGTCGTATAATATCTGCCAGAAAAGTCAAAATTCAGAAAACGTTCAACCAACGGAATCTCTTTCTTTCCAATCCATTTAATCCATGCTCCACAATCTCCGCAGTACAATCCAGTGTTATTTCCGGATTTTCTGATAAAAAGATCTGTGCTGTTGCATTTCGGGCAACTATATTCTTTCATTTCTTCATCTCCTCCAACTTCTTCTCAGCTTCTTCACGGGTGAGAAACCATGTTTTTCCGTATTCTACGTCAACACAAATAACGTTTGGGGCATAAATACTGTCTTTATCGCACTGTACAAACCAACCACTTTGTGAAAATACAATGCTGTAAGCTTTTTGATGATACACTCTGTTATTTGCTTTATATCCATTCAGGACATTTAAATTATAATTTGCTTTGCTCGGAATCTTATAAATATCATCGCCAATTTTAACCGGCAATCTCACAAGCAAGCCCTGTTCTTCTAAGTCTTCGTAATCTGCAAGTTTTTCAATGGCTTTCTCTAATTCACATTTGCTACAATTACATTCAATATCGTCACAAATATCTTTGCAAAGTTTATCCCCACATTCCCTGATTAAAACTATGTTCGCAATAGAATCTTTGTATCTTTCTGTTAATCTCTCCATCTACTTCACCTCTTCCATCTGGCTTTCTAAAGTATTTGTAAGTAATAACATTGATTCAATAACTTTATCTGTTAATGACATTCTGTCTTTGTTATCCGCAAAATACTTAACGTGGGATATTGCTTCCTCGATTTTTTCTTCACATGCAACTATTTCATGCGCATCATACAATTTTTTATCGCCACTGTTATAAGTTGCTATTCTTTCATCATAAAAATTCAACATGTTTGGAAGTGGAATATCGATTACGTTTAAATGATTCGCTCCTGCCCACTTAAAGCCCTGTAATCTTGCTATTTTTAAAATTTTAGAATACTCTTCCTGTGTCTTTATGAACACGCTTTTTCCTGTTAAATCAATCATCATAATTTACTCCTGTAATAATTCTGGATTGTCGAAAATGTTGCCAACTACTTCAAAATGTTCCAGATCAAACTTATCAAGGTATTCTCTATCTGTGCTATTAGCTTCATGTGTTACCCATCCCGCAACTCCCCATTCAACGGTTTCATATGTTGTGTCTTCCTGGTATGATTCGTCCAGATGTGCCATCAAAATATCATTTTCCCAAATCTTCTTCCCGTTCTTGTCTTTCAAGCCTGTACATTGGCAGATGGTGAATGGGTTCACTTCAAATCCTTGCAAGGAACCGTCTCCCATATGTTGATTGAATATAGTAGTTGCGTCAGTGTCATGAGATAAAACGGCTCCTTTCACCCATTCACCCGTTATCAATCCGCTTTGCCTTGAAAAGAATTTCTCTCATTCAACTCCACCACCTTTTATAATTTCGATTGCGCAGTCTAATGCAAGCTTATCTGCCTTATCTCCACAGGAACAAGTACAGGAATATCTGCAATATCCACATTTTTGATCTGTGCAAGCTGCATATTTCTTATCTTTTACGTCTTTGATTTGTCTTACAACTTCATCTACATCAAAAGCTGTCGGCTGATTATTAACGCAATCAATAAACTCCTTCTGATCAGAGCTAATACTTGTTCCAATTTCCCAAATTTTGATGTATTTAATTAATTCGTCTGCATCTATTAACCGCATTTCTCATTTCTCCTTTTCAATCGTTCATGAAATTGTAAAGACACAACGCGCATGCTATGACATTAATCACCAGAATATCTAGGTTCTGATTGATCATATTCACAACAATACATACAGCGTTTATAATGCCTAAAGTTAATGAAAAATATTTACTCATTGTTTTTATCCTCCCACACTCCCAACAACCGCATTCTCTCATACAGTACAGCGACGGTCTTGCGCCTGTACCCGTAAAAGTCTTTCGGGTTCATCGGGATATATCTTTCTTTGCTGATCTTCCTGTAACTTTTCCGGTGCAAGATATTCTCGATAACCATATCCGCTATCACCGTATTTTTCGGGCAAGCTGACAAGGCGGCACTGGAAAGCAGGTATCCATACTTTGTCGGGAAGTCTTTCAGCATCGTATTCAGTTTTTCAATGTCTTCAGCCGGAATACCGTAGTCTTTCAGCTTCTTATTCCTTGTCAGCATACCGTTCTCCTTTCTATTTGTCTGGATGATGCTTGTCGTACATGATCGCCACACATACAAGACCAACCACTCCGAATATGGTTCCAAGGGTGAACCCTAATAAGAATGTAATCATGGCTCGTCCTCCTCGTGCACCGTGAAAGCAAAATAACAATCAAGTTTCAGATCGTCATCGTAAGATATAGTGCATTCAAGCTCGTAACCCCCTGCTTCTGCACATTTTTGAATTAACGTGTTCAGGGCATCTCCAATTTCTTTGACGTCTTTATCGGTATATTCAATCATGTTTAATCCTCCTTATATGGTTCCGGAAATATTTTCTTGCAATTCGATTGTTTGTTCTTATATTGTTCACTCATTGGAATCCATCTGCAATTAGATGGCTCATAGATACCGTTAACATCTATACGGTCAATCGTAAGGTTATCGGAATATCCATTAGTTAAAGCCCATTGTATAAGTTTCTCTGAATATATCTGGTTTACACGGATAAAATTCACCGTGAACACCACGGATGATATAATCATCGTCAACTTCTGGCGGTACTTTTAGAAAATATTCTTCTGGAAGTGGAAGATTATGTTCCTCGCAACAATTTGCAATCTCATTTCTGTATGAAAGAATATGATTTCTAGTTAGGTTCATATTGCATCCGTCCGTCCAGAATGGATCATTACAGCTGTTTTCGTTAATATGATTCCAGATATCGCGTTCATGTAACAGCTTTTCTCTCAGCAGATCTAATTCCTGTTCCGGTGTTTTCTGCTTCATTCTTATTCTCCTTTTCCCCATGTAAGTAACTGACACGCTATTGTGCAGTTAGTACATGATTTTAATACTCAATAAAATCAGATAATTCCATCTGACCAACTATATTATTGTCTTGCATCCACCATAGATAAACTTCTTCTCCACAACTCCACTTCACATCTTTTCCGCGCCGCTTGCGTTCCTCAATCATTCTGTCAAAAGCACGTATATAGGCTTGCTTGTACTTTGGAAAATCATACATTTCCTTTTCCCTCTGCTTCTTTGATGCAAGTGGACAGCCTAGACAGCCTAACCTGTTATATCCGCATTGATACAGTTCACATACTTGAATGTTTTTCTCGCCAATGAACTGCCAAATATTCCGATCTGTCCAATCAATTATTGGATTGACTACCGTCTTTGCTTTCATCTGGCAATTTTCAAATAATCTTCTAGTATTATCATTGTCGGTGATAAGCATTTTTTCATCAGAAACACCGATACTTTTGCTTGCTGTCTGTCCTAGTACTTCAAATGGGCTTCTATTACTTCTCTTACTGCTTTCAGACCATCTAACGCCTGTTGCAATCATCCTGTTGGGATTACCGCCCTCTTTAAGTTCTGAACAGCAATACCGAACGATTCTGGTCGGTGGCATTAGCTTTCTAGGAATAAGATTCCACATTGTAAGACGGTTTCCATTTTCCTGTACATGATAATCAATCTCACATTTAATGCCTTTATCTGCCAATTCAGAAAACGTATTCTTGATATGTCTTACTGTCTGCGGTGCATCAACTGTGGTATGCGAATTATGTACCTCGAACGGGATTCCAGACATTTCGAACAATCTCAGAAGTACATCCGAATCCTTTCCTCCGGAATATTCGCATACAAGTGGCTTTCCATAATATTTCAACGAAAGATCGGACGCAAGTCGAATTCTCTCAATTGCTTTTTGTTCTAAATCCATCCTATACTCCCATCTTCTTGACCAGATTCTTATTCATCTCGTCAAATCTCACATCTGTGTTCTCTTCAATGTCCTGTATCATGCTGAGGACGCTCATTTCGCCCCTGTTTGCCATTTTGACGTATTCGTTGGCAGTCTGCATGACTGTGAGCAAACGCTTCGTAGAAAAGCCATATAAACGTCTCAGAGCCATCATCGTTGTAACGACTCGTATCACTTCAATCTTCTCCATCATTAAATCCATTCTCATAAGCTTCCTTCTCCATACTTTTGATCTGGCTCTGACAGTTTACCATTGCTCGTCCAAACGCCTGAGCTGCCTGATTGGGCTGAGCCAAAGGGAATCTCTGCTTTCGTGGTTTTACTTTGAGCTTATCGCTCACGCTTCACACACTTCCTAATCTGCCCTGTAACGGCTTCAAACTTAAGCAATAAATTGTCGTCATTCCGGTTTAAAGTCCGATCATGAGCCGGAGAGACGTCCCGCAAGCCATTTACGAGGACATCGCGTGCCACACTGTTAAGCAGTGCACTCCGATGTGCTCCTGTGATGCTTATGATCTCGTCAAGAGTGAACTCTCCGACATATTCAGTACCTTTGAACAACTCATACAGTTTCATGCTTCTTCCTCCTTGTCACGAACTCATATCCTGTCAACCGGAACGCTCTCGGTGTCTTCGGGTGATCCGTTTCGATCAATCCATCTGTTCGTAGCATATCCATGTGACGAATTACCGTGGCATTTGACACGCCGACGCCGTCAGCAATCTCTTTGTAAGACGGTGCGTACCGATGTTCCTTAATATACCGACAGATGTACAGATATATGTCTTTATGAATTTGCTGGCTCTCCTTGAATTTCTGTTTGTACATCCTCTTTCATCTCCTCCTGGTCGAGATAGTTTCGTCCAAATACCTCCATGAACTTTGCATGTCCATATCGTTTTTCAAATTCTCTTTGCGCTATTCGCTGCAATTCGTGGCGGATCTCTGCGTTGTTATGTACTGCTTCAGGGCCGTAGATATGGTGATTGTGGCACAAATATACTTTCAAGCCATATTCTTCAGAGTTCTTCCGGTTCGGCCCTCCAAACACGTGATGTTCGTCCAGGATCCTGTGCTCATTCCAGTTGTCATGTAACATCATACAAAGATAACAGGCTCTACTGCCTTTGCTATGTAGAACACTGGCCGGATGGCGCATTCTCTTTTTCTTACTTTTCTGTTTCGGAAATAACATTTCGCCCCTTTCCGGGGAGGTCAGGGCCTCCCCTCGTGTATTTGTGATATATTCGGATTTTCGATAACACCCATTTTCATGTGAGGATTTTATCCTCTGATCGTTTCATACAGTTTCTTCTTTTCATTGTATTTCATTGCTACCGGTTGCCCACAATCCAGGCAGTTCAGATCGAACATTCTTTCTGTTTCATTTGTGAAATACCGGATATGTTCCCCACATTCGCAGTGAAGGAATGCAAGTTTCAGATCTTTCAATTCTGTTCGCTCCCCGCATTCTGCGCATTTATAAAAGCTTAGTCCTGCTTTCGTAAAGAAACTCTTTTCTGCTCCGCATTTACATCGGATATGCAGAAAGCCGGAATATTTTTTCTCTTCGTTATACATGCTCCTGTGCGGTTCCTCTACTTTTTTTTTCAGAGCCTTTCGCGATTGTTGGAACACTCTGAACCATTTCCGTTACTTTCTCTTTGAAGTCGGGATCCTCGATTGCCGGTACGTCAATCAGGAAAAGGTACTTCTTCAAGGTCTCATTCAGCGATCGGAATGTATATCTCATAGCATTTTCCTTATTAACTGCTGCCAGCACCTGCTTTCCGGCTAACACCTTTTTCAGGGCCGTTTCTAAATTTGTTTCCTGTAACATCTTCTCCTCCTTATCCCATCACGCTGGCAGGAATGCTTTCTGCTCCCTAGCAGCATTCTTTTTCCGGATACTTTCTTCCGGCATCTGAAGCTCTATGCTTGTCTTAATAATCCGGTCCCTAGTTCTAGCATCTACGTTCAGGCTATCTGTACTCATGTTTGAGGTATAGATTATGATGTTTCCGTCTTCCATGCGCTTATTAACCAGCCGGAAGATCTCCTGTCTATGCCAGTCCTTGTCTGCTTGCGCTCCGATATCGTCAAGAACCAGGATTCCGCACTCACGGTAGATTTGGCTCGGATCTTCCTCTCCGCGTTCCCGCTTGTAGCTATTTCCTACAGCGTCTATGTAATCCGGAGCTGTGACAAATCTCATTGACAGGTTGTACTTCATCATCACCGACTTGGCCAGACAGCAGGCCAGGAAGGTCTTGCCGCTTCCAGGTGTCCTGCTCCACAGATACAGGCCTTTTCCCGCCATCTCCCATTTTTGAAAATGATTCAAGAAGTTGTTGCACAGATCCTGCATCTTCCCCATGTTGTGCGAGTATATGTTAAAGTCAAACTTTGTCAAATCTGCATCATGATATTCTTTCGGGGTTCCCGTCCTATCTTCGCCCCAGAACTGTCCTCTGCATTTTGGGCATCTCTGGGCAAATGTAATTTCCTCCGGAAGACCGTAGTCAGGAACCGTGGCTGTGTACAGTTCCCAGCCTGTCCCGTGGCATACCGGACACTCACCAGAGACGGGCTGAGTTGGTTGGCTCTGGTTCATTCAGCGTCACCTCTTTTCGACTTTGCCTAGACCAGTTGCGTACAGCTGCTCTCCAGTCCTTCATTTTGTTTTTGCCAACCATCCAGCCCTTGCTCTCATAAAAATCGATAAAGCGTTGCGCGTCCACGTTATACCCGTTCTCCCGGCAATATTCACTCACATTCTCCAGGGTGGGCGGCACGAAGTGCGCTTTTTTCTCTTTATTCTCTTTTTTTACATTAACATTATCATTTTCATTAACATTAACATTTACATTAGGTTTTTCGTTTGCACTACCATTGGTTTTCATTTCAGAAACCATAGGTTTCTTGTTTTCATAACCATTGGTTTTTACAGGTCTACCACCACCCGAACCATTAGTTTTCCGCTTTATGTTTGCATCAATCTGGGGCTTGGCCATGTCGAAGATCATCATGAAAAGTCCATCCTCTTCTGGTTCCTTTCCTTCCAGGCCATAGTCCAAAAGTGACCACAAAGCTTTTAATTGTTCGTCCGGCGGAAGTCTTTTGATTGCGCTTGAAAAACTACTGTAAAACACCATGCTGTCAGGCATCTCTTCCGCTCTCCCATTCCCTGTATAACTGCATCCAGTCCTCTAATGTCATAGTTACAAGCCATTCACAATGATTCTTGCGGTGGAACACAGCCGGAAGCTCCTCCGGCTTTCTATCTCTCTTAGCCTGGTCTATCGCGTCGTATATGTTAAGACGCTCTCTCCTCTTGACTTCGATATGTATTCCAGGAAGGCCGACTACATCTGCATCACCGTTTGCTCCACTGTACTGCTGCCCCCTCCTGGCTTTTTTATATCCATAGCCCCGGAGGATGCTCGCGACTTCCCGTTCTCCGGTTGCTCCTTTACTTCTGCTGTTCATACTTCGCTCCTATTCCGTATTGCTCATACAATTTCTGTTTCTCAAATGGCGTCATGATCTCACTGTCCGGGATTCCTGAGTACCTGCATTCTTCGATCAGCCCGCTGATCAGTCTGGCCATCTCTTCTGTGTTGTAGGTACTAGAGCCTCTCAGAAGGAGATACACACGCTTGGTTTCACCTTTCATGAACGTGACCTTTGGAGACAATGCCAGGTGATACTCCATCTTGTTCAGGACTTCTCTTTCTGCCTGATCCGTGTCCGGAAGGGGAACAGCAATTAGCTGTCCCTCCACTTGTTCATACTGTCCGTAGTCCCGTAACATCCGGTTGTGAGCTTCTGCATTGCTCCAGCCATGAATTCTTGCCAGTTTGGTCAAAAGGCACCAGTAATAGGCGTTTGCATCCAGGGAACGCTTTTCTTTGTGCCGCTTCAGTTTCACGTCTATATCTTTACCAGAGAAGATTTGAACTGCTTCTGCAACATTTTGATCCGTAGAAAATGTAAGATTCCATTTCCCGGTTACGATATCCCGGAACGCTGAAGAAATCTTTCCTTTAAATTCCATTAATCATCACCATACTTCTCTTTTAAAGCGTTCAGCATATTGCCTGCATCGGTTTCTGTAAGGTTCTCCCATGTTTTTCCATTAGACCGGATCCAGTAATCCAGATTGATCTTATGTTTCTGGCCAAGACTTTTTATAGTCTTAAGTTGCGCAGGCGTAGCAAGCGGATCCTCGCCCGGGATTTCACTGCTAAATGGTCTGTGTTCCTCCTTCAGCCAGAGGTTGAAACCCAGCCCTGTATGTATGGCCACGCACTTCACAAAGGAACGACACATACTGTTCCACACTCTCTGCTGACTCATGGAATTATCCTTTACAGGGTTTGTTCCATTCATTACCGGAGACTGCATGACATATTCTTTGTCATCGATCACAACCTTGATCCTGGTCTCATAAGCCCGGTTCGTTGCGCCATTCTTGTCCGTAAATGTAACGTCTGAATAGTAAAGGCTTCCCCCAGTACGTTCATTCGGGATTGGAACGAAATACACAGCCTCAGCTCCATTTTCATGCAGAAGGTCAATACATTTTGCCCAGTTCAGATACAACATACCTTCTCGTTTTTCACAATACGGAAGCACGTCGACCTTTCTCATCTCATTAAAATTCTTTAACATATTCACACCGCCTTAAAAAAGCAATACACATTGTCGGAACCATCTCCTCTCGCTGGATTCTGCTCGCCGCTTGGAAAGATTCCACCAGCGCAATGATACTCAAGATGATTCAGATACATGTCCGGATTTTCCCAGTCAAGAATGTACGCTTTCCGCCTGTTCAGCTCCTCCAGAAGCTCGTTTACTGTCGCTGTCAGTTCCATTGTCGGAAGGAGCTTCAGCTCCGCCTGATTCATCATTTAACGGACACCTCCCATCTATCAGAAGTTTCAGCAGGAAAGTTTTAATTATTTTAAGTTTCTCGCGAATTTCTTCTTTGGAAAGAAATTTAAAAGATATGGTCTGATACAAATCCCAATCGAATTCGCTTCCGAGAACTCCGATGATTTTCTTTCTTCTAACCCCTCTTACATTCAATCCGTATGATGAATATTCAAACGTAACACTTGCTGTCGGAACTTCATTCACGACTCTTTTGCAGAGTCCGTAAATCTCATCAATTTCTTTCTCAAACACTCCAATTCTCCTTTCTCTCCGGCGTATCAATGTCCCAGAGGATTCCATATACGATTGCCGCTGTCATTACCGCCGAAAAAATCTGTCTGCCCGGTCCACCCCACTGCCAAAATGGAAGGAACGTGGAAAAACTCCCGATCAGTGCGGCACAGACGATGTTTTTCAGATTATTCACTGATACCTCCTATGATCCATGCAAGGTTGCTCGCCACCAGTGCGGCGGCTGTCACAATCCATGCCGTGAACCATCTTTTTGACTTTTTCTTGCTTTCTTCGACAATTTCAGTCGCAAGTACTACTTCGATGTCAGCCCATGTGAGCTGACTTTTGTTTTTAATTTCGCTCATATCGTGCTAATTTCTCCTTATTTGTTCTTATTTGTCTTTACAATTAGCAGATAGAGAACTATAATGTATCTATCCACTAAGGCGTTTTAGTGGGTGCAAAGCTCCGGGGTGGAGGTGTCGGCTCCCTCCGGGGCACTCACTTATTAAGAGCAGCTTTGCCTTTCCAGACATGACCAGTTACTTCATAGACTTTCCTAGGGCTTATGATGTACGTGATTCGTCCACCGGAAAGACTTTTTGCTGGCTTGTTATTCTGGATTGCTGTCCCGATCGGCAACCATCCGTACACAATTCCTGCTCTAATTGATGTCACAGGAAGTCCGATCAGTTGACTCGCATCAGATACGCTCATACTCTCTGATGAGAACTCTGGCATCTGTGGAATGCCCGATATGATTCTCGCAACCTCTGCGGCGAACTGATGGACTTCTGCGCTTTCTTTGATGTAAGTATCAACTTCGCTCATTTTATACTCCTTTCATATTTGTTTTTATGTTTTTTTTACCTTTGATTTCTTCTTTCTCTTTTGAGTTTTGAATGGAGATTTCTTTCCGGTAAAATGTGTAAAATTATTTGCTCCCATTATTTATCACCTATTGTATTTCTTTTCCCCTCTACCTATAATGCATTTACAGGCACCGACATGCCGAGTACAACGAAAGGGGAATTACATGGTTGAAACAATTACACGGCTGTACCATTGCCACAAGATTCACAAGCATGTGACTGTTTATGAAGAGTATGAGGTTTCTGATAGCGGTCGCCACCTACTGCGGTGCTCATGTCCATATTATCAATACACGGAAATGAAGCCGCGCTGTGATGGGTATAATGACCATGGTTTTCAATGTGGTTATGCAAAAAATCAATAACCAGGCTCACTAACTCATCCGGTCGCTCACTTGGCGATAGGTAGCAGTAAAGCCGTAGGTCGCATTTGCAACAGTCTCCGCCAGATTCTTTGCAGTGTTGGCTGACGGCTTTGTTAAATTGTAATGCGTCCATTGTTTTCACCTCCATGTTAAGAACTTTCTTTCTGCGCCTTGCCGGAATCATCTGACTTATCAGGATTTTTATACTTGGCAATTGTCTCACCAACACCGAGAAAATATCCCTTGTCAAACTCTGACATATTTGGAACCGCCTTTGCGATTGACTCAAGAATATTTTTTTCTTTTTCAGACATGTACTCACTCCTTTCTTGTGATATACTCTCCTGTGAGAGGAGATTAAAATGAAAAATATTGACTTTTCCAACATTGAGTTATCCTTTAGTGAACGAATAACTCTCCGCTTGTTACCGATTATCAAATCTAATCACTTCTTTAGATACCAGACACTAGACTATCTCAACCGCCTAGGTCTGCTTGACCGAGATCACGGAGTTTATACCGTGAACCGAAATTGTAAAATGTATTTTCACATCAAACGTAAAGAACGAATTAGATTTGTAATCCCAACAGCGATATCAATTGTTGCCCTATTTGCTGGATATGACGTATACAAGATTCCACTTCTGGACGAAGTATTATCAACAGTAAAGATACTATTGATACATGCAATGGAAAGTTTGGGAATTTTGCCATAAACCATTCCAGCAATGTTTTTCTTCGTGCGAAAAAATACCAGTGGAAAAACTTTTTTATTTGGCTCGTTGTTTTCACCTCCATCTGCCCTGCCATCGTCAGCACCGGTGGGGCGGTTCCGGTGGACGGTCATTTCTGACCGTTTCGGCTATTTAAGAAGTTCGCCTGTTATATCGAACAATTTGCAATATGGAGTAATGTTGATTTCTTCACCTGTGGCTTTTCGTTCTCTCAAAATCACGTCTGATACAGTCTGCTTATGGTCCGGTGTGACAAAGCCGTTTTCCTTTACATATTTTTGCATTTGTTTTAATGCTTCTTTTCTATTCTCATCGTAAAATATACAAATGTATTTAACCTCTCCACAATGTCCAATGACTGGTTCGTAATCTTGCTGTTTTAACAGAACATCATAAATGACTGACATATCCTTTTTCCTCTCTTCCTTGTGGTTTGTTTTTTGTTGATGAACAAATAATATCACTCATTTTCTTGTTTGTCAACATGTTTTATAAAAATATTTATATATTTTCTTGTTGACCAACAAGCATAATGATGGTATACTTCATATTAAGAAAGGAGGAACAATGTTGGAAACGATAGGAGAAAGAATCCGATCTATCAGAGAAGAACATCACATGTCCCGAAGAAAGTTCGGGGAGGTTCTTGGCACTAGCGAAAACGCCATTGTCAATATAGAATATGATAGATTGAAACGCCCTGACCAGAAAGAGCCTATATATAAGCTGATTTGCAAAGAATTTGGAATTAATATGGAATGGCTTATGTACGGGACTGGTAATAAAGAATGTGATGATTTAAGAGATGCTCAAATTTCCGAGTTTGTTGGAAGAACTTTTGAAAATGAATCTGAAACGTTCAAAAAAAGGTTTATTGCCATGCTTTCATCATTAGATGAATCTGATTGGGAAACACTTGAAAAAATTGCAAATTTACTTCAAAACAAAAAAGAGCAGGAATAACACCTGCTCTCTTTTTATAAGATACCACGAACAAAATGATAAATTATCTTTAATTTTCTGGAGTCCATCTTTTCTAAAAGTCTAATTATTTTTTCTTTATAATCCATATTATACCTCCTACCGTACAAAAGACATTTTCCAAACATTTGTTCTTTTTATTATACTTCATCATTAGTACGATAGACAGGACTTTTAGACAGATCACACCTCGCTAACTGCCAGTGATAGACCGGAACATGTGCGATCGCAAAGAAAATATTCGCAAAATCAAACTTTAAGTGCACTATAAGCGGAATTATAGTAAGAAAAATTACACTCAAATAATTCTGCACAGGGGCTTTCTTCTTGACAGCAACCTTGGCAACGGAACGCACGTGCAAGTGCTGATATGTGCTATTTGCGCCATGGCAGCTCTGCAATGCACTCTTACCGCTGTAGTTATCCTGAATCCTGCCCGATATTACGTGTTGTTGTATCAACAACAGCATAAAGACAAGTAGGAAAAGTGAAAATATGCGTTTAGTAACGCTCATGTAATCCCTCCTAATGGGTCTATTATACTCTTTGATAAGTAATTATACAATTCTTAATATTGCACAAACATCGAGAAATTTACTACAATATTCGACAGAAATCGACTTTTTGTCTGTTTAATCGTCCCAGATTGACCGCTGGTTGTTCATCATGAAGATTTCATCCTGCAAGTATAATGGAGCGTCATACCGTGCAATCACATTCAAGGCTGATTCGCACTGATTTCGTCTGATGGACTTGTAGGAACGTACACGGAAGTTTGATTTCAAGTCTGCATAGATGCTGCTATACACGCGCTGTCTCATTGACCTGTCCTGATATGCGTTTGAAGCTTTGCCGCCTAGGATATCTACACCACGCTTGCGGACTGCTTCTGTAATCCGGTCGGCTTCGATCGGCAGGATTGGCAGGTCGAGTTTGAAATCTTCCAGCTCTTTCTTGACGGTATCGACTTTCTGCTCAACCTGTGTTACTCGCTTGTCCACTACGATTACAGCTTGTAATTCTTTGGAGATGCCAGAAAGGGCAAGTTCGTTTCTTTTCTGGAAGTACTCATCCACCAGAGTGTCATATACATCCCACGCCTTGTCAGTGTTTAATGATTTTGCGTGGAGAAACGCACCTTTCTGTGTCCAGAGGTAGAGAACAGAGGCAAATTTAAGGCTCTCGTCATTTTGACGATTAGCTTTAAACTCTTTCAATTCGTCTCCAGACAACTTGATATAGTGTTTTCTTTCGACAAATCTATCTTTGTTTCTTTCGAAATTTTTTGACAGTACTTTAGTATCAGTTCCATAGGCTTCTGCAATCTGCTGCGTTGTGAGTACTAAAATTCCATTAAATTCTACTTTACATAATTCGTTCATAATATTTTATCCTTTCTGTTCAAAAAAATATTGATTTCTTACAGAAAGTGTGTTATCATGTATGTGACATTAGGAATGACATATTTGTAATGACATAATAATGGCAATAATAACGTACTTTCTGTTCGGCATATTGGTGCTATGCCTTATGGAATTTTGCCTGCGCGACGATTCCACGGCGCACAACTTCGGCTTTGGATATACCTAATTTGTGTGCTGTGGTAGCAAGCAAATCGTAAGTTTCCTGATCCATTCTGATCTGGAAATATGTGTTTTTGGTATTTTCTTTTTTGTGTCTACCCATAGTTCTCCTTTCTGTCGTAACTTTCATTTTATTGTAATGAAAGAAATTTGTCAACTGTGCTCCTGTAAATATGTAGATATATTTGCATATTTTGCGGAGGTTCGGGTGTCTGTTTACTTTTCAGTAGGCAGGCACCCTTTTCAGTTATTCAGTAGACTTTAACTTTTTAATCCCACGACTAATTGCTTCTGTCTTATTGACATTTTCCTTTTCACAATAGTTTTCAAGGATTTCCTTATCCTCGTCACTAATGCGAATACTAATCTTGTTTGGCCTGGGATTGTCTGTTGGCCTACCCATTTTCTTGCCGGACATCTTAACACCTCCTCTTTTGTCTGGCATAAGTTTATAATATACTTGTGTCTGGCAAAAGCCAACAACTTTTTTAAATTATTTTCACCTAAATCATTCTATTTCTTTCATATCTGTTGTATAATGTTCAAAAAAGGAGGGAAAAAGATGAAAAAAGCCAAAAATGTCCTGATAGTACTATGGACAATTTTTTCCGTACTATCGCCCGCAATACTCGGCGAATATAACGCTGACAATATTTTATTTGCTGCTCTTATGGAAATATTTGGAGTTTTAGTGATAGGTATTTTCTTCGGAATATTACAATTTATTTCAAAGAAAGTATCGCCATCTCAGCATACAGAAACAGCTGAAGATATTCCAGTAGAACAGCCCGTGCGGAAAATAACATTGCGCGTTGTATCTGGCGCAGAATCGTTTCGCCTTAATGAAAAGCGAGCAGTATTTACTGTAAAACAATGGAAAGATGGATATGTTACTGTATCAAATGATCCTACAAAATTTGAAATGTTTGATTATGAATGGAACGGTCCTGAATATAAAAATATAAGCAAAACAACCAGCACTTCAACCACTAAAGGAAAGAAGAAGGAAAAAACTGGACGTAAAGGTAGGCTTACAGGAGCTGTTGTTGGTACGGCTGCTACCGTTGCTACACTCGGGAACCCTGTTATAGGAGCCGCTGTCGGAGCTGCTGTTGGGACAGGAAAGAAGACAAAAGGTAAAAATATTTCTACCACAACTGGAAACTCAACCACCGTAAATTCAGACATGGAAATTGATTCTTTTGCATCTATTAAATTTCGTAACATTGAAACAAATCAGGTTAATACTGTTGGATTCTATTGCACCTCAAGGACGGACATTGAGCTTAAAAGTTTCAATATAGCAAATACTTCTGATTTCGATGCAGGTATTACTAGCCAGAAAAATTCTGTTGAGCTTTTGAAAGAATATAAAAATCTGTTTGATGCTGGAGTTATTACGAAAGAAGAATTTGAACAAAAGAAGGCAGAATTATTATAATATAGGCTCCTGCTTAACGGCAGGGGCTGTTTTTATAAGGAGGAAATATGGCAAAAAGAAAGAAATACCCGAAACTACCGAACAGCTTCGGCAGCATCCGCTATCTTGGCAAGGGGCGAAGAAACTGCTACGCTGTCCATCCACCTGCAACGATTGACGCAACTGGAAAAGCAGTCCGTCCGCCTGCGATCTGCTACGTTGACGACTATCTAAAAGGATTTGCTGTCCTGACAGCGTACAAAGCCGGAACATACAAACCGGGCATGGAAAAGGAGCTTGAGATTGCCCCTACAGCGGACGCAGATGCCCTTATAAGCCGTATTCTGTCAGACTACAATACATTTAAGGGCGCAGAAGAAAAGTACCCGGAAACGCACAAATTGACGTTCTCAGAGGTATATGAACAATTTATGGCATGGAAGTTCCCTGAGGGAACGAAACTATCATACAGCTCAAGGAACGCATACCGGAACGGATATTCAAACTGTACAATGCTCCACAACCGCGTATTCGAGGATTTAAAAGCCCCTGACATGCAAGAGGTATTAGATGCTTGTCCGCTCAAAAGAGAAAGCGTAATGATGATGCTGACGCTGTTTAAACAGATGTATAAGTATGCCATGTATGCTGAGATTGTCACGGAAAACAAAGCTTTATATGTTCGGAACAACGCACCTCACGACACGGAGCATGGAACCCCGTTTTCAGATGAAGAGCTTCAAATCCTTTGGCAGAACACCGATGATCCGGAAGTGCAGCTTATCCTCATTATGTGCTACTCTGGATGGAGGATTGGCGAAGTATCAAAACTTGCAATCAATCTCGAAGAAAGATATTATCAGGGCGGTATTAAAACAAAAGCCGGAAAAGATAGGATCGTGCCTATCCATCCGGCTGTGTATGATTTTGTTCGATCAAAAATGGAATCACAAGGAAAGCTTCTGATGTATACACAGACACATCACAGGGACAAGCTCTTCTATCCTACGCTCGAGCGATTGAATATAACTGGAAACCCGAAGCACACTCCGCACGATTGCCGACACACCTTTTCTACACTGTGCGAAAAGTACGGTGTCCGGGAGAACGACAGGAAGAGGATGTTGGGGCACTCATTCGGAAACGATGTCACCAATGCTGTGTACGGTCACAGAACTCTGGAAGAACTCCGGAAAGAAATAGAGAAAATAAAAGTCCCATTTGTGACTAACTGTGACTAACCGTTCCAGTTTTTATCGCTTTTAAACCATCTTAATCGTTCTATCAAAAGCCTGCAAAGCCTTGATTTTACTGGGTTTTTCGCATTTTACAAGGGATTCTGAAAAAGCATTTTCTTTAATCTAATTTTAATGAAACTTTTCAAGAATCCTTTGTTTATGCGGGTTTTCACCCTTGGTTTGTGACTAATTTGTGACTAACCACGTGAATCTGTATCTAGTTAAATCGTTGTAATTTAGCGTAAAAAAAGAGAGTCGGGTTTTTATGCCCAACTCTTTCTTTGACTGTCCGCTCGTACCGCTGCTAACAGCTCCCATCAGGAACATACAGCTCTTTCATTCATGCACGGCAAAATCAGTCTGCACTCTCAACTTGTGCGCAGCCACACAGGGCACTTTACATCATAAGTCCAATCCCTGTGCGACTACTGATAGTATACCTCATCCTGCATCAAAGTGCAATCAAATCTTTCCAGACAGTTTCATCACAAATTCCGTCCTGCTTCATGCCCCTGGATTTCTTGTAAGCATTCAGAGCGTAAATGGTGTTTGTTCCGGCTGAACGGTCAAGCTCAAGCTCCTTACCGTCTTTTCCTTTAAACTTCCGCGCTACAAGAATCTCCTGCAAGAGAAGAACGGAAAGTCCTGTGCTGCCTGCTACTACTGTTTCTGTTGTGAACATATATTTCTTTCCTCCTGTGGTTGGTGCATTAGTTGATGTTCCGTTTACGAGTTTCCAATCCGGTGTACAGAATTTTGTTCCCGGCATCTGACTGTTAAGATAGCTTTTTGCACAAACACCACCGCCGTTCGCAATAATGCCAGATGCACCGGAAGTATTACCCTCGATAGTATAAAAACGATCGCCAACAACCGCCGTGACTAATCCGGTGTGGGTAAATGTGCCATTGTGCTTAAATATCACGATATCGCCAACTTTCGGGTTAGCGTTAAGCGTAAATAATCCGCTCATGGTCGGACAGTACACATAAGGCCAGTGCTTTAAAAGTTTCTTAGCCGTCTCAAGTCCGAATGCTTTCATGAAGCACCAGCTCACGAAACAAGCGCACCAAGGTTGCCCCTGATAAGATGGTTTCACATCACGCCAGTATTTTGTGTAGTTCGCACTTCCTGAGTTCGCAGTCTTGCTGTCGAGCTGGCTGTTACTTTTCTTCTCAAGATAACCAATTTCATTCTTTGCAACGAGAATAACTTTTTCAATGGCTTTGTCCATTACAGAAACCTCCTCTTTATAATTTTTATAGAACACATCCATATCAACGTTACCGCTGATTCCGGATACTTTTCCTTTGCTGGAATACTGCCAGCCTACACCCACAGATGGTTTAAGTCGTGTCTGGACGGTTCCGTTGTCGCTTGCCGGATAACGAGCAATCCAACAATCGTACTTCCTGAGTGCATCAGTCAGGACGTTGTTGTACCAATCCATGTTGCAGTATATACCGACTTTGTATCCGGCTTTTTTCATTCTTGTCAGAAATGCGCCTGCAATGTTTTCGACTGCCTGCTTGCCGAGCATCCGTTGATTAGGCCACTCAAGGTCATAGAACACCGGAAAGTCCAGTCCACGTCCGTTCAGTGCGGCAATCACATCTTCCGCTTCGTCAATAGCCCGTGCCGGTGTCAGAGCATATGAATACTTATATCCACCGACAAGGATTCCGTTGCTCTTACATCCCTTGTAGTTGTACTCAAAGGAACTGTCAATGCCGGCCCTCTGGTGTACTCTCAGGATTGCGAATTTAATACCGGATTTAGCAACTTTCGCCCAGTCTGGTTTTCCCTGATTAGATGATACGTCAATTCCCTTTAATTCCATCTAATTTTTCCTCCAATTCTCTAATCTTACAGCTCTGCTCTTTTATTGTAGCTGATAATTCCTGTATAGCTTTGATGGCATAATTTAACAGGTAAGAGGTGTTAATTTGTTTAACGTCCATCTCGCCGTTTTCATCGTACCCACCGCCCAGAGCTAAGTTCGGGTCGATTTCTTCCAGTTCATCAGCCACAAAGCCGATGTTCTGATGTCCGCCTTTTTTCCAATCGAATTGACGAACCTGCATCTGATTGACTATCTCGAGGGCATTCACTTCGCTGTCAACGACGTTATCTTTTAAGCGGATGTCGGAAACACCTGTGTTCGTATAAACATAATCTGTGGCATAATAATTTTCAGTAGTGCTTCCCCACTGTCCCCGAACAGCCACTCTTCTATATTCTTTTCCACCGGTCGTTCCCGTGCCTGTTCCTATATAATCAATCCTCGAACCTGCATCGCTCGCTGATGTAACCGGCTTTCTACGTGTTTTTCCTTCCCAGCCATATACATATACATTGTTGTTGATATACGTTCTATTCGCCGTAAAATTGATGATTCCGGGAGTTATGGTTTCTACGCCATTCGCCCATTCAACAAAAGATATTCCGTCCTTGTTGAATAAAAAGCCTGTATAGTTGTCTTCATCTTTATATGTTTTGTAATACAGTGTTCCGTCATTATCTGACTTGCTAACACGTTTTCCGTTAGCATCGTACAGAATCTGTGTGCCGTCTCCATTGTTTTTGCCGCCGAGTATAAGTGTTCCGCCTTTTGCGGCATCAAAACTAATATACAAATGCCCGTCTAAATAACGAAGTCCTTTCCACGCCCCATTATCTGACAGAATATCAACGATATCCTCTTGCGTCAGCGCAGCTACATCGATTGCTACGGAAAAACTTTGCCTATCGCACAGGATAGTTTTATCCGCATCAGAGTACACGGAAACGCGGAGCATGTCGTGCGCTGCTAGTGACATAGTATTCACAGCAATATTTATTGCTTTTACAGCTGTCGTATAGGATATGCTAACCTCACTCCATGAGTTTCCACTGTCCGGGCTTCTCTCAAGCCTCCAGTACCCATGTAAGTTATTCTCTGTGTCCTGTCCATCCCGATAAAACGCGCTGACAGTCAGTGTAGCAGGGCTTATTTTTTTATCAGCCCCCATCAGGAGAAGTTCCGCATTAGCGCGCAAGAAGTAAGTGCGTCCCGGCGTTCCTGGCTCTCCCTGTGCTCCGGCATACTGTTTGACTACCGAAAATCTTTTCGTTACTGCCAGATTATTCAGATATACCGCCCGGATATCAATCCATCCGCTGTCTGCGGTCAGCCCGGTAACAGTGTATGTCTTACTTTCCTTGTCCCAACTTCCCTGTATGTTCTGAGATGTCGTGATCGTATACGTACAGTTATCCGTGATATCCTGTGTACCGTACATAACAGTCGCTGTTGTGGTGCACTCTGGAAACTCCGTATAATTGCCATCACTGTCAACCGGAATTCCCTGGTAATCGTTGTCAAGCTGCATAGTCATATTCCTGGCCAGAGCTGCCGCATTTTCAACATCTTCAATCTTTTCATCAAGTGGCTTACCGCCGATGGTCACACAACTTCCGTCGAGGGTGACTGATCCGGTATCCATATCTGCTTCAAATATCGCATTTTTGTTTTTATCCTTAACCAGGAGCGTTCCGGCGTTAATATAGTCAGCATTGATGCCCTCTGCATACAAAAGCCTTGTGATAGTCTCACCATCAACAGTAACACCGTAAGGATATGTTTTTCCGCCATCTGTACTGAATCCGATAGCATCGGAAGTTATCTTGATAACATTTAAAGATTCTCCAAGGGTCTTTTTATCATGAAGGTATCTGATAGTGCTACCATCTGCCTGTTTAACATCCGTGGAAAACATACCGCTCGCATTATTGATTCTTTCATTGAGCCGCTTCATAGCTTCTTCCCTGGCAGAAGTTTCCTTTTTAACCATTTTTCGGGCGGCAACAATAGCTTTCGTGCTGTCACTATAATAGCTGCTGCTGCCACGAATCGGATCATCAGCCTGTGTCTTAACTGTAGTCAGGCCGCCCACATTACCTGATACATCCGTCAGAGGAGTAACGTATTTGTTGCCTAACCGGTCATAGGTATAAACCATATCGCCGAATTCTACAGTTGGCTCATATATAAGATCTCCTTCAAGGTTTCGGAACCTTGCACCCACAAGTTGCTCGCCGATAATGCTCGCAACGGTTTCGAGCTGGTCAGAATCAATCAGTTCGTTCTCGAGTTCAAGGACGTATCCTTCTTCTCCGTACATGCCGGAATAATCTGTGTCAGTATTATTGTCCGTTTCTCCGTTTTTTAACCGGACTCCGGTAATAACGATATCATCACTGGAAAGCGTAGGTGGGTTCGCGTAAGCCATCAACCTCTGAACGTCACTACCCGGGCCGGATGTGAGAGCCAGGAATCCCTCTGCGTTAATAATCCATCCTGGCAGAGAAATAAAGCTATCGATATCAATAGATGGGTTAGCATCACCGAAATGAATAAAACCATCTGCGTCCACGGTCGCGGCATTGTCAGATTCCATTTTCCCGAAATCCCATTTTAAGAATCTGAGGTTTCCAGAATAATCAATCCGGGCATTCGCAGATTCTATCATAGCTGCATATCCGAACAGCTGGCGGAACGTCATACTGTCAGGAATGCTTCTTATTATAATATCGCCGTGCTCCATGGTCAGATTCATGCCGATTTTGAGCGTTTCACAGGCATCCCTAACAAGGTTGATAAGTGACTGAGGAAGTTTTAAGCCGCTTGTGTATGTTTTATTCGCCTTATACATATCATCCAGAGCCGTAAGCGTAATAATGTCCGAATACTGTTCCGGCTCCGTAATAGTATAAGTTCCCTTGTCAATCTTTTCTTCCAAGCCATTCACTTTTAAGTAAGCGTGAACTTTCGCATTGTAGAAATTGTAATTTTTCCACTGCTCCCGATCGTTATTGATGCTTAATGTGAGCGTTTTACAGACTACCGCACCAATAGGGAAACTACTACTGTCTGCACAGTCAGAAAACCCGTTGTCGCCGTTCATGATATCCTCATTGATGGTCTTTTTTGTTCCATCAGGAAAGGTGATATCCACTATCATCCTGACTGGCTCGCCAGCTTCAAGCTTTTCTCTAAATGCGTTACTTATGTTAATCACAGTGGATTCACCCCCGTCATGTTAAATTCTAATGATGACAAAAACTTTCTATCGTCCGACAACTCCCCGATAGCTATGTTTTGCGTCTGTCCTACATAGAACGGTGCATCACGCCAAACTCCGTAATACGGTGAGAAATAATGTAGCGTAAATTTATATCCTTTCGCTACCATCTGCAAAATTTTAGTTGCTTCTGTCATCGGGATATCACTGGTCTTATATGTATACTGTTCTACGGTAAACATCGGTGTAAAGTAGCCTACACCATATTGTGTCCTCTGGCTGGATTCCGTGTAAGTCGTGGCAAAGGAGAGCGCGAGGTCTTTATCCGGTTGCCAAATTATCGTTCCGTTGATTTTGTACTTTTCCATAACGCCCTCCTTTCTATGCCATCTCAAACGGATTTCTGCCGCTTGTATCTCGTCTCATCTGCGCTTCTTTCATCATCTCATCAAACAGTGTCCTGCGATTGATCTGTGCTGTAAATCGGTAGCTTCCACCGCCAGTCTGCCGCCCTGCTGTTTCTTCACGGACGATCTTTCTGAGTAAAGCTTCCGGTGTCTCGATGTTGTTGCCCTGTTTCTGGTCGCCTAAGACCGCAAGGAACTCACTCCGAGGGGGAATGACTGCGCCTTTAGCCAGATATGGGACTGTCGGTACTCTTGGAAAAGTAGCTTTAAACCCGATAGTCTTTGAACCGAATGGGGTCGGTACTTTCCATGGGCCGAAAGAGAATGCTGATTCAATCGCACTAACAACTCCGTTTACTTTGCTGATAGCACCATTTACAACACTTATAATATTGTTCAGAACAGACCTAATAGCATCTCTCATTCCATCAAATACATTGACTACAGTGTTTTTAGCGGATGTGAATTTATCAACAATAGCGTTCTTGATTCTTTCAGCAAAACCACTAACGGTAGACCATATAGCATTCCATTTCTGATGTGCGCTGGTCTTTATATTTCCCCAAATGGTCGTCATTTTGGTAGCTAGGCCTCTGAGCTTATTTCCAATATCCTCAACAAAGCGCCTTGTTTTATTAGAAATCCAATCCCATACCTTTCCAGCCGTTTCTTTGATTTTGTCCCAGTTCTTGTACAGTAAGACTCCGATTGCTATAGCGGCTCCAATCGCTATAACCACCAAACCAAATGGACTTGTCAAAAATGCGACTGCTGCACTAAGAGCTTTCGTGGCGGCTGTTGCAATTACACAGACAGCATTCCATGCCGTTGTTGCCGCTGTCATCGCTACCTGAGCAGCTGTGTTGGCAATCTTAACCGCAGTGTTTGCAACAAAAGCAGCCGCCTGTTTTCCAAGCGATACTACAGTTTGTGCAACACTTACAACAAAATCTTTTGCATACAGAGCAGTCAGATACGCAGTCTCGGCTTTATCTACCAATTTTGCCGCAACATTTTCATATATTGCCGCTTTCATCAGATTCAGTACACCTACGACACCACCTGCTTGCTGAATGAACGAAAGAAGTTCTACCGTTTTCCAAGCCGCAAAAAAGGCTGCTATAACTCCGATATTGTCAGAAAATGTTTTGACCACTGTCGTAAGCAAATTGATAGCTATCGGAAGTCCTGATTCGATAATCCACTTCAGCATTGGCAGAATTACATTTTTATAAATCCATTCAAGTACATTTCCAATGGATTCCAAAATTGGAGCAAAAGTCGCTGTCAGATTACTAATAGATTCCAACAGCGGATAGAAATCCAAGTTCGCCGCCCATGTTGCCGTATCCTCTGCGATTTTCTCAACAAACCGCATGACTACTACGAGAGCATCTGCAATGTTCTGTATAATCTGCGTTCCGACATTGTTCTTATTCCAAGCATCTGCGAAACCGGATGCAATGTTTCCTATTGTTATAAGTACGTTCTGAGCAATCCGAAGCATGGTTTCTAACATCTTCGTACCGGTTCCATTTGTCCAGACTTCCACAAGCGATTTACCTACGCTCTTAGCGAGCTTCGCAATTCCAGTTAAGGCAATCTGCGCCGCATTAATGGTGTTCTTGCCCTCTTTTTTCCAAGCGTCCTGAAATGGTTTCCAGAGTTTTTTTAAGAGTTTCGCAAGCTTTTCAGCTGATTTGCTGATTTTATCCAGAGCAGTTTCGCCCTCTGCTACTTTTCCATAGTCCACGTTCCCGACAGCTCCAGCCAAACCGCCAGGACTTCCTCCCGACCCTGTTCCTGAGGACGGGACTTTGCTTGCTGTTGACGATGTATTCTGAGTTGAATACCGACTAATCTCATCAAGCGGACTAAGATATCCGTTTGCAGCCTTAGCCGCGTCTTTTGTTGCATCAGCTACATCTTCTGTAGAATCCGCAAGCTTGCTGGCGTTGTCTGCCGCCTGCCCGTAAGCATCTGCCGTATCCTGCACGCCACTTGCATCGCCTGTGAGACCTGCTCCACTTCCACTTGTCTGACCAGAGGATTTCTTGCCGGTAATTAATTCCGTAAAGGATTTAAAAGCATTAGCTAACGTTGCCAGCTTACCGAGCAGAACGTTAATAACTTTCAGAACGGGCGTGAAAATATTAATCAATCCCTGTCCGACTGTTGCCTTGAGAGATTGCAGTTGTAACTGCATTACTCTTACCTGGTTCGCCCAGCTGTCAGAAGTACGGATGAAATCTCCAGATGCAGCTGATAACTGTTTCTGTACAAAAGCCAAGCGGAGGGCAACTTTCTCCTGTTCGGTCATTTCAGATGTGGTTTTGCCATAGCCATTAGCCAGTGCATACTGGTCAAGTGCCGACTGGGTCATTACCACGCCAAGATCCTTGAGCGTTTCTGTTTCACCTGTAAACACTGATTTCAGCTTGATATAAGCCAAGTCCTGACTGATGTTATAGAATGATGCCACATCGCCAGTCAGCTGCGTCAGAGCCGTTGACATGTCATAAGCCTGTGCTTCAGAGAAACCGAACGACTTAGACATTGCTCCGAACGTACCAACATACCTTTTTGCCATTGTTTCAGATAGGCCAGCAGAGGTCATGGCGTTCTTCGCAAATTCATTAACCTTATCAGACATGGTTGTAAATGTAACATCGACCACGTTCTGAACTTCTGCGAGGTCGGAACCAAGTTCTATAGACTCTTTACCAAACTGAATTAGCTTACCAACAGCAAATGCAGAACCAACTAAAAAACCAATTCGCTTTACTATCGTTCCTAATCCTTCAAACTGACGGCCTAAAAGATTTACTTTTCGACTTGCACCGGAAATGTCCATTTTATTAAATGAGCTAGAAACCGTGGTGCCTGTTTTTTTTGCCGAATTCCCCATTTTGTCCATAGAGTTTTCGACTTTTTCTGATTTTTGCTGTAAAGATTGAAACGAATCTTCGAGTTTTTCAAATCCATCGTGAAATATGCTATTAATATTTGCATTTATTTCCTTGACCGAGCTTGCTAAATTTTTAAATGCCGCTTGTACTTCTTTGACGCCAGACGATATTCCGTCAGTATCTATCCTGGTATCAATGATAATTGAGCCATCAGCAGCCATACATTCACCTCCTAACTATTTGAGGTTCAATATCTCATTCAGCTTATCTTTATAAGCTTGCTCTTCATCGCTGAGACGTGTTTTTATATCAATAATGTTCTTGTTTTCTTGATAGAATTTTTTTTCCAATTTATCCAGGCGTTCACCTTTTGCTTTTTTTGATCGGATTCCAACTACGGTATTAAAAAGGCATTCACCAGATTCCATAAAGCATCCAAAGAATGTCCGCCAGTGCATGTATGGAACGGCTCTGATTTCTTTACCAGCAACCTTGTTTACCGCTGGAACAATCATATCTCCGTCCTGTTCCCAGTCCATCAAACGGGGTTTAGGGTGGTTCGGATTATCGTCCGACTTTCCACAGTCAATGAAATCCGATGCTTTCCGACAAGCTTCGTCCAGACACTCAGGCGGTATACTCTGCCAGTCCTCAAACAGGATCTGCAACATAACAACTGCTTTTGCCTGTTCGTCCAGTTCCGGGTCGTTCATAGCAATGAGAATATCAATGATCGCTCGAAAATCCGTTCTAATAGAAAAATCCACCCCACTGATGTTGAGTGAGGTGGGAAGCTCATAGGCGGTCATTTTGTATACTTCTCCGTATACTTATTGACTGCTGCCTGCATTTTCTTTTTTCTCTTTTCGATTTCCGGTGCGATTGCTTCTGCGATCTTATTAAGTACGATATAGGCGAACACCTGACCATTGCCGAATACAGTGGTTGCTGTGATCGGCTCTTTGAACAGGCCTTTTGATGCTTCATATCCGAGCAGGTAGTTGATTTTGTCTTCAATCTGCTTGTTCAGCTCTGCCATTTTTTTGCCGGAATCGACCTTCTGAATAGAATCTTTAAGCTGCTCAAAGTACTCTGTCAGCTCTTCGGCACGTGCCGCTACATTGATATCAGTCGGGTTTAACTTAAAAGAGGAAAAAACTTCATCTTCGTTATTCGTGAATGTGAAAATGAGAATTCCATCATCAATTTTGGTGTTAATTATTTTTGCCATTCGGCGTGCCCTCCTTGTATATGTGCTTATTCGCTGTCGGCTGTGAATGTGCCGGAACTGATATCAAACTTTCCTTTTACACGTTCGCCAGTATAATTGACGGTAAATGGAATCTGATAGCCGGATGTATCACCGCCATAGGAAGTCGGTACAACGTAACAGTCCTGCTGATATGCTTCATACTTGCCTGCTGTAGCTGCTGTCCAGAGATGAACTTCAACTGCTTTTGTCTTGAGGTTGTCGTCTTTGTATCTGTTGTCTACGATCTTCTGTAATGCTGTGAACAGATCGGATGTGGTATCCGCGTAGAACGGATCAGCGTCAGAAGAAACTTCGTAGCCGTTATGCTTGAATGTGGATTCTCCAAGAATGTTTTTAGATGTTTCAGTGTCTGGATTGAGTTCTACATTGTACTCTTCCAGATCTTTTCCAAGACGCTCATATTTCGGTGTCAGTCCTCCACAGAGGGAACCTGCATCAATGTAATGAGCCATATATTTACGGTCAATCTTGCCTGTAACTGCCATAGAAATGTCCTTTCTGCCTATAACTTTTAAAAGGCCGTGTAGGTTAGCGACTATCTCCAACTGATAGCCGGTTGTTGCTTGTTATATTACTTCGTAAGTGTTTTCGTAGCGTACCGATAATGGCAATAGCCAGTCCTGTACGCCACTCTCCTGCGGTTCTAAACCATAGGAGTTATCACGGGTGATACGTTTTATCACTCGCCCCTGTGAGAGCTCAGGAAACGCATTTAAACGTGTCTCAGAGCCATTTATGACAACTGGTTCCCGACATATCCATTTACCGAGATTGTCAAGGAACTTTTGAACAGATAGTTTCTGTCTTTCCTTGTCGGATGCTGTGCGGTACACTACATAAAATGGGTACTGACAAATTTGGTGCATTATTCCGCAAACATCTTCTTTTTCTGAATAGATCAACGCCCCGTTGTCTGCTGAGAACGCAATTCCGGATTCTTTGCCAAGCTCCTCAAATTTGATTGTTTCATTTTCGTATAGTCCCGGATACTGGTTCAGAAGTGCTTTCATGGCATCTGTCAGAATTTCGTATCCGGTTGCATCTTTTCCAATAGGTTTATCCGCCATGTCTGCCACCTCCTGCCTGTGCTTTTACCTTGCGAAGCCATGTGTCACCGTATTGTCGTTTTGCGGCATCAAACCATTCAGCTTGTACCTGAGTATGCGGCGATTTTGTATATTGAAGATTTTCTTTTGCATTCGTTTTGCCGGAATACTGACTCACAAGAACCTTTTCCGCATCGTGTCTTGCCCATGTACTACCTGTTGCGGGGTCGACCATGGTTTTTCCAAAATAAAGAAAACGTCCATATGGTTCTGCCGCCGCACATACAAATCCAGTCCCTTGCATTGATGTACTTTTGACTCTTGTTCGGTCAATAAAATCTCCCGAAATCATTGGCATAAACTCTATCATACTGTCCATAACCATTCCATCAAGGAGATATTGAGCTTCTTGATACTGTCTGGAGAATCTGTCCATATTCAGCTTGATTTTCATATCTCCGTCAACTACGGAGAACCCTTTGAAATGATGAATTTTACTCATATTACTTACCCAGAATCTCAAAGTGTGGAATCAGTGTATACGGACCGCCCACACTGGTAATCTTAAACACGTTATCCTTGTTCTCATTCATGTACTGATAGAATCCGCTCCGATAATCACTGTCAGTTACCGTTCCACCATTCCACTCACCCTCCCAGAAAAATGACTCATCTGAGAATGTGATGGTGTCTTCCAGAGCGTTGTTAATCTGCCTTTTCCACTCTTTAGGCGGCACCCATGGGAGAATCTTACCGTCTCTATCAGCAATGGTTATATCACCGTTCTGGACAATATAACGGATGTGCAGCTGTGCATTGTCGGTTGCGTCTGGTCCGTACTTTTTAATGATTGCTCCCTTGTCGGTAATGAGGTCAACGCCAGATAGCACATGAGGATACCAGTACGCATCTCTAGTTGTGGCACTTTCGTAATAGTTGAAAAGTGTAATTTTAGATGAATACATGATACCCTCTCCTTAATTATTCTTTCTGTACTGTCTGCTTAATAACCTGATTCACACCGGTCGCCGACAATCCATTGAACATACCGACTGCAACCGCCGTGATATAATCCGTTGCCGGAAAGTCCGGGATAATTCCCATTCCGACCGCTCCGAGAATCCCACCAATAATCGCCATGATTACCGGGATCCATTCATCAGAGACTCTTTTTGATGCTTTGCAGCCCATTCCTACGATGTAGCAGATCATAACGATTGCGATACATGAGCCTAATGTTGAAATATTCATATAATCACACTCCTGCATATAAAATTGGTATTCCATCATCCGTCCTTACTCCCATCAGAAGCGACAAAGCTGTCTTTAAGAGCAAGTCGTTCGTTTTCTGTACATCTCCGGCGGCGGCGTACACCGCACTCCATTCCTTTGCACTCGCCCCGATCTGCTGAGGCGTTGCGTAAGAGATGGATTCACTGCCGGAACTTATGGAAGTTACGATTCCGGTGTTTTTGTCGCCAGAATCTTCCTTGCTGTTTATCAACTGAACATTGCCACTTGTGTCTGATACAAGTTGAGCATTTACCTTGCTGTTTTCTGCCGATGCCCCTCTTACTAACTGAATGTTTCCATCACCATCTGTTACTAAACCATATTCACCAGGTCTGGTTGATACAGAAGATCCGTTCATGGTGGCGTAAGAAGTTGCATTTTTCTCGGCAAGTTCCAACTGGTACATTAATTCAGCCAGTGAACAGACCGCCTTTTTGATACGCTTCCGAGAGTGTTCATTTGTTGGCAGTCCGTCCACAAGCCTGTCAAACGTTATTGTATCCACAAAATCACTGGCTCTTTCTGCCAGTCGTGGGAAGTCAGTCCCTGGCACGACTGAACCGAAATATGAAGTTGTGTAAAATTCATAATCTGCATAAGCCATACCAGTTACCTCCTACATTTATGATTTTGCTGTTACGCTTGCACTTCCGGCATTCAGTGCTTTATATGTTCCATCACACTCAACCACTGTGATCTTCTGTCCGGTTGCTGCCTTAATGTCAGCTTTTCCGTCCCATGTAGTCCAGTTTCTGAGGTTCTGTCCATATCCAACAGTTACTGCACCTGCTGCAACTTTGTATTTATATACGTTGTTGGCATTTTCTTTAGCTGGATTTACAGTGATTTTTGTATCACCGCTTGCTGTTCCAGCCACGGAATTTACTGTCAGAGTGCCAAGGGTTGGTGTTTCGTCGATGGTGATTACTGCGATTGCATCAATGTACTCCGCAAAAAGAGTAAGTCCCATTACTGCAAACGCTTCAGATACTGCGGTGAGGTAGTTGCCCTGGGTGTGGAATCCGATCAGGTTTGTCTCACCAGATACAGTATATACAAGTCCTGCCCTCGCAAAGTCAGATTCGTTCGGGTCAACATAGTAAAGCACGATGTTCTCAACAGGGGTAGCAATAACCTGTCCTCTTGGAATCTCGCTGTCAGATAACAGGAAGATAGTATTGAAGCCCATGAAATCTTTCATATACTGGAAGCCGAACTGGTTCTGAATAGTAATCTCAGCTGCTCCAAGGTATTCATATACGTCCAGAATATTGACAAATCCAACAACACCAGTCGCATTTCTGTGCATCTGCTTGAATTTATTCTCAACACGGCCTTTAGCCATTGCCAGAGCCATCTGGAATGTGGTTTCTGTGGAAGTAAGTGTACCGGTTTTCAGATAGTCATAGAATCTGCCGGTAACATCAGTCTGAAGCTGGAAAAGGAACTCATCGTCAGTCATCTGAACAGCGTTCTCGTAACCGTGATCCTTGATTGCTTCGATAGATACAGCCTTTGCGTACTTTTCGATAGTCATTTCCGCATACTTCTTTTCTTTTACAACGAATTTGCTGTAAGGGATTTCCTCACCCTCACCAACAAGTCCGCTCTGTAAAGTACCCTCTGCGTACTTAGAATTCAGTACAGCACCCGGCTGCTTTTTGATAGGTCTCATGATACCTAGAATGTCACGTAAGTGCTGCCAATTTCTTTCGAACCTGGTTACAAAGTCAATCTCACGTGCTGTGACCTGGATATCGTTAGTCATGATAAGATTAGTTTTTGCTGGCATAAAAAATCCTTTCTACCCATAATTGTTAAGGTATTGGGTTAGTGGCTATACTCTGGCGTATAGTCGGTGTAAAAAAATCACTGGAATAACTGGATATTCTGAGCAATTGCAGCCTGTCTCTCGGACGGGTCTTTGATTGCTTCAATATCTTTCTTCGTCATACTTCCCGGTGTCTGCTGCTGTCCAACGTGAGTGGTAAATCTTGCCTGATTCTGCTGAGCCTGCTGCTGAGATTCGTCCACAAAAGCGGATGCGTCAGACTGCTTCATCTGTTCAATCAGGTCATTTAATCCAAGGATTTTACCGTCTTTCAGCTTGAGACCCGCTTCCTTGATGTCTGCCATAACCGATTTCTTTGCAGCTTCACTGGAAAATTTAACATCATCGAGTGCTGCTTTCAGAGCATCTGAGAAATCACGGTCATAGATCTTCGCATTGAATTCTTTCTCTGCATCCTCAGCTTTTTTCTTCCATCCAGCAAGTTCTGTCTGAATGTTCGCCGGGTCGATGCCGTCAAAACCTTTCAGGGTTTCCTCTGCTGCCTCAGCACGTTCTTTCCAGTTGTCTCTCTCTCCCTCGACTTTCGACAGGGTTTTTGCTACTTCTTTAGCATTCTTATAATGCTCAGAGAGTGCCTTTTTAACATCTGCCTGTTTGTCCTCTGGGATTTCAATTCCAAATGATTTAAGTGTGTCAATAAGCTTCTGCATATATATCCTCCTGGTCGTGTTTATTGACCTGCCGCCGCAGGTAAGTGGATTAAGCCAGTTAGACCACTGGCAAGGTAATTGCAGGAGACGGATTTGAACCGCCGTTCTCAAGGGCATGAACCTTGTGAGATTCCGCTTCTCTATCCTGCCCTTAACCCGGATTCCCGGGTTAGCAAGGTGTTTAACGTGTCATGCCTGCCACGAGTTGTTTCGGGCATCTGTCCGCCCATTTACCTTTTACAAGGAGGTGCGTACTGTCTATGCGATCATATAGACAGTAATGATACGTGTCGGAAATTGCATCCGCTTTTCAACCTCATGCGTCTTGTGTTAGCTAAACACTGCATTTTCTATTAAGGACACGTACCCGTGAAAGGAGGAATCAATGAAAAAAATGTCTATGTCAAGTGGCGTCAACCACTTACGAATCTTCCCTATGAATATATTTTACCACAGACTCTCCAAAAAGTTGTGGTACATGTTTTGGCTAATTAGAGCATATCACGAAGCTTTTCCACGTATCTTTTAACAAGATCACGTTCCTCCCGGCACTCCGCATCCTTGGACATATCGCTCATTTCTGTTGTGAGTTCGTCAAGGTGTTCTTCCAGAGCGGCAAGCATCTTTCTCTTACAATCCTCAGATTTGCCGGAACGATAACTCTGTTTCTGCATCATGTAGTCATCGTAAGCATCCCGTCCGTCAGAACGGCTGTAGTGTCCTCTAACATAATGCTCGCCGCGTCTGGCATAAGAACTGCCCCGGTCGTAATCTGGCATCATTCTGCCATCATTTGAGCTGTATCTCCCCATGCTATCGCGCTTTCTTCCGCGTTCACTGTAATCGTCATTATATTCACCGCCACGCATCTCATTAAGGACAGTGTTATAGTACTCCACTTTTTTGTCCCAGTAATACGTATTCTTGATATCTTTGTACATATCAATCAGCTTGTATGTCATTTCCAGATTTCCAGTGGTCAGTCCACTGTCAGCAATTTTGGACAGTTCATCTTCGATTCTTGCACATAAGTCTTTAATATCTCTCATAATCACACCTCCTACGCTTCTCTAGTCACGACAATGTTTGCGTTTGCAACAGAAACAGCCTGGTCGCTTGTGTTTTCCACTGCAATATTAACGCAACATCCACGAGGTACATCAATATAAATGCCAGAGGACACATTGTTGTACTGGTCTACTGCTGCCGGCGTGGAAATCATCTGAGAAGAAAGAACCGGCTCGCCAGAGATTGCAATAGCTAGAGAAATAGCCCCGACAGTACCGCCTGTTGGAATCGCGATATTACCGGAAAAATCCACGAAAAATCTCGCTTTACACTGGTTAGTAAGTCCTCTTAGCGTAATAATTCCGCTTCCCTCTCTGTGCTGAATACAGTTAGAACCTTTAACTGCTGTGTTTGAAAATGCTACGTTTCCATTTGCTGCTACAGTCTGAGCAGCTATACTTGTAAATTCTGCCATAATTTTACTCCTTTCATATCACAAAAGGACAGGTATCAGCCTGCCCCTCTGTGTAATACGGCATAAGCCGACATAATCATAAAGATTAAGATACTACTTTATTTTCTTTTCTCTTATACTCTGCAAATTAGTATTGTAATGGTCTTTTAAAAATTGATCGAATTGCTCTGGCGTATTGTCTTGTTTTCCGTATTCGGAATGAAATTGGTTGTGTATTTTCCTTAACATGGGGATACCTTCTTGACTATCATTAATTCTTTTTAATTCGTCTTTTAGAATATAAAAGTCATCTTGATTATCATAATCCGATAATTTTTCAAGTACAGGTATTCCTGTTTCCATGCTTGCCTTTTTAACCAATTTGTTGAACGAATACAAATGGTGGACAGACAACCTTTCAGCATTCTTTCCCGTAATAGCGCACACATTCCCATAGCTTTTCTTTATCTCTTTTTTCCATGGGTTAGACACATCTCTCAGTAAATCCGCAACATTACACCTTCCGTCTTTGTAATTCCAATTTCTTTTGTTTCTATTATCAATAGCAGCGCATTTCGCACAACCAGATTCTTTTCTTAAAAAATAAAGAAATTTGATATTAACAAAGTGTCCTCTTTTACAAGTACATCTGAAAGGAGTCATGTTGTCTTTGTATTCTTTTTCGTCAAGAATCGAATATCCTTTTTTTGCAAGCTCTTTTTTTACAAAATCAATATCATATTTTGTTTTTTTTATTTTTAAACTTTTGTTTCCACATTTCGGACATCTGTCTTGCCCTGTACAGAATTTCGCATAGGATTTTTGAAAAATATTTCCGCATCTGCACTGTATCGTTAATACTGATTGATTGTTCTTATATTCTCCGGAGATATATTTGCATCCACTGGAATTTATATTTTGTATGACATCATCAAGATTATTTCTAAATTTTCTCGAATTCCTTTCTCTTGAACAGTCAATGCACATAATTTCCCGTTCACGCAATTTATTGAAATTTCTCTCAAATGTCTTTCCGCAACCGCATCTTATTCGTAAAGGAGTTGAATTATTAACATACTTCTCGGAAAGTACTTCACATTTTCCATCGGTCTTGTTTTTAACAAACTCCTTTACGTATTCAATCGTCAATTTTTTTGGCATAAAAAGCACCTCCTATTGTGCTTTATTATACCTTATTTTAAGACCAAACTCAATACTTTTTTATTGCGTGTTGCTATTTAATTAGCAATTTCCGCAATTACACCCATTACAGGTATACCCGTAAAGATTTGACGCAGGGAAAGACGGTACCGGTGTAGGTCTTATTGCGTCGATAATCTGCTGTGTCTGTGAAGCCATTGCAGTTGTGAGAAGTGCACTCTGGCGATCCTGAGAAGCAGCACGTCTGAGATCATTGTTTTCAGCCTGCAGGTTGGAAATCTTTTCATTGCAAAGATAGTCTAAAACGGCTCTCGCGTTTGCATTCTGGTTATCAATGATATCTCTTGTATTGCTGTTCATGGTGTTCTGTAATGCACAGGTGTTCTGCGCCATATTGTAATTTACGCCCTGAATTGCTTCTCTAGTTTCACAGCAACAGTTCGCAAGCTGTGCCTGGAGCGCATTAGTGTTCTGCATATTCGCTACAGTATCGGCATTAATTGCCTGCTGGATTCCGAATCCGGTCTGCATGATGTTCGTGTTGATTCCGTTAAATCCGGTAAGCATACCGTTATTTACTGCATAGAATCCATCACAGAGACCGTTGTTGATTCCGTCAAGCTTGCTGATTACTGCGGAATTGTCAAATCCTCTCTGAATGTCTGCCTGAGTAGCTGCTGTGGCCGCATATCCACCACCGTTGCCATTATTGCCCCAGCCGTTGTTTCCCCATCCAAAGAAAGCAAAAATGAATAAAACAATAATCCACCAGCTACCATCTCCGCCAAACATGCCATCGTTATTTCTACCGTTTCCAGTAGCAGCGGCAATATCTGCTAAGCTATAATTTCCATCCATAATATAATCTCCTTTTTGTATATTTACATCAATCTGGCCAGATTGTAATGTACTATTTCATTCCTTTCAACATGTGTTGGAATTGTCCTGCCATCTGCTGAACCTGATTAAGTTGCTGTTGGGAAATCTTTCCAGACTGTAGCATTTTCTCAACTTCTGCTTTTGGGTCTCCCTTAAAATTCTGCTTAAACTGTATAAACTGCTGTATCATCTGCATTGGCCCGTTTCCCTGTGGCATCCCACCACCGAGGGTATTGAATAATGGATTACTCATCTGCGTTTCCTCCCTTGACTGCTGATTCCTGCACGGTATTAGCTCTAACAGGTTCAGAAAAAGAATTTAATCGGTTTATGATAGCTTCGTATTTACCCTTTAAATCGTCGTATTCCTGTCTGGTGACGTATTTACTGTCCATGTTCTGAACGGGCTGTTTAGGCGGCATCTGAGAGCCTACCTCGTGATACTCAAACGTTCGCAATGGCTGTGGCATACCGGAAACGTCTGTGGATTTTATAAAGAATTTTTCTGATTCTGAATCCATTAGTAAAACACTTGTCCCGGGTGCTACCAGATAGGATTTTGCGCCGACTTCACCGGATACCCACAGGATACCATTGCTATTCTGTTGGGGTTGCTGTACTGGTTGAGCTGGTATCTGGACAGGTTGTTGCTGAAATTGGTTCATCTGTCCCGGAACACCAAAACTATATTGATAAGGATTGTTATATAATGCCATCTTATACACCACCTTTCTGGTTATATTCTAAAATAAAAAAAGAGCCTTAGACAGTTCGTCTAAGACCCATATAAGTATCTGAAAAGTATCAGCACACTTTGATTATTTTATTATTTACCCGGCGGCTTAATCGTTTCGCCGTGGATATGCTCACATTCATCTGTTCAGCGCAGTATTCAAGAGTGCGTTCCTGACATCTCAGCCGAAACAGCTTTTCTTCGTCCGGTGTAAAATTACACTCTGTCAAGAACCTGTCTATATCTTTCTTAGTGAACACATATAACTTCATGAGCATACCCCTTACTAATGCTAACGTTGATTCTGCGCAAGATAATTTGTAAGCTTCTGTTTTGTTTTTTTTAATTCCTCAACATTATTTCCACTGATCTGACTATCCAGCATGGTTGATAGCACTTCCAGAATCAATGAATCACGTTCCGCAATCCTCTGAAGACTCTCGTAATCTCGTTTATCATGTTCTTCTAGTGTCTCAACTCGTTTGTTGAGTCGAAATGCCGGAGTAATCCACTTAAAAATTACGGCTGCCGCCCCTCCAACAATGGACACCCCTCCGCAGATAGAGAGGAAAATCTGTACAAATTCTGATATGCTCATTTATTCTCCTTTTCCCAGTAATATACCGGGATCTCATTACCGCTATCCCATGTATCGAAATATTTGCCCTCTTGTACCGTCACCACATGACCATCTATGCAGAGAATGTACGTGTCTGTCGGATGGTCTGTGCAAAAGTCGTTGACTGTATAGATATATCGTTCTGACTGTTCAATCAGTTTGCGTCTGTATCCATGCTTGTAGAGATACGCTCCCCAGACATAATTTGCACTTGGCATATCTGACAGAGAACACGCTTGTACCATTAGCCCGGCGAACACCGTTTCCCAGTCCTGCCCGGTTGCTTTGCATATTGCTCGGACAACGCAATCTCCTGTTCTCTTATCCTTAACAGGATTCGGATTGAAATATTCCCATCTATCCATCAGTCAATCCCCTTTGCTGTTTTATACCGTTTTGCCGCTCCTCTGGCTTTTGCGGCATTCTGGCGGTTCCACTTAGCAATCATAAGGCGGTCTTGTAGTTCCCTCAGGTCGTTCTGCTTGCAGTAATCTTTATATGCAGCATTTTGCTTTTGGAGAAGATAAGACTTCCGGTCAAGGTCTTGTTGCAATGCGAATTTCGCCTTTTCGTTCGGTGCATTGTCAACTCCTGCTTGCAGTCCGAGAACTTCACGCTTCGTCTTGCGGATTCTCCGTTCGTAAGTACGTTGCCGCTGTTCTTTTTCGTACTGTTTGCCTTTGTTGGCTTTATCCTGCGCTGATAATTCTGCATAAGGATTTGGCATTCCTTCCACCCAAACTGAAAAATGATGTCTGCAATTTACTCCACATATTCCATCAGCTTCGCCATAATGACAATTTTCAATAAAATCTGGATATTGGCTTGCTTTTTGCCCCAACATTCTACGGTATTCTGGCGTATCTCGTTCCCGAAAAAACTCCGGCTTAATTTCTTTTAATTTTTCCCAGTCTATAGAAAATACCTGTCCTTGCCATACTTCGTGGCTTGGGCGGCTTCCTATATGTGCCGATGTCAACACTAAACCGTATCCCATTTCTTTCATTCTTGTCAACTGAATATCAGCACATGCCTGTGCCACACCGGTTCTAACAGAACGTGCTACCGCTGTTTCAATCGTGTCTTTTCTGCCAGATGGATATGTGACTGTCACGCCATCACTCAAAACGTTGTTAACTGCTTCTTTGATGGCTTGCGTATATCCAACTGCCCCAGTCATCACATGGTTGTATGCAAGGTCACATTGCTCGATATAGAGCCTCTGAGCGGCACTTGCAGTTGTCCGTGTGAAGTTCTTCCACTCGCCCATGGTTGCAAGCATATTTCGTTCCATGAGCCTTATCATAGTTGGCGACTGTTCAAGCGGTACAGGGCTTAATCCTGCCGCCTTGTATACCTTATCATCGTAGTTCATTGCAGTGATTCCGGCATCCTCGAACGCTTCAAGAAGTTCCTGCTGTTCACGTTTCGTGTATCTGGATAATTCTGCCAGTATGTCCTCTAGCAGTTCGCCAGATTCCTGTAGTGTTCTGATTCTCCATGCGTCGGCATTGGTCAGAATATAGTCCTCACCTCTGCCGATTCTTGTCATCATCCGCGATACGATCTCAGAGATGATATACTGATGCAATTCTTCTGCAATCTGCTCACTGCCCTCTGTGATTCGTCGCAAATATTCTGGACTAAGTATAGTATATCACCTCTTTTCTTGTTATTATTCTCCCTATCTGATACAATGTAACAATCAAATAAGGAGGATAACATCATGTTTGGAAGAAACAAGCGTAAAAGCGACGTTTGCATTGATATAAAAGCAAATATAACGCCAGTGCAATATGTTCGCTTACTGTCGCAATGTCAGAGGGAAGATAAGGACATCTCTGGCGTTGTCGGACAGGCTCTAAATGAATATTTTGATAAAAGAGGAAAGGAGATCTGAACCTCTCCTCTTTTTTTATGGTTAACTAAAGCAATTCTTTAGTTTAGTACACATGATAAATTCGTTTTATAAATGCTTCCACTTTAGGTGCTATGAAACACTTGTGTGCAGCATCCAAAGGATGAACTGTATTTGCAACGCCGTTCCCGTCATCATCTTTATAGTATTTTTCCGCAAAAACATCGTCCCATGGACGTAAGTTACTATAATTGTATAAATCCAAAACGGGCAAATCATAATAATCAGCAATTTCCTTAAGAGCCTTGATATATAAGTCACACTTTTTGCTTGCTTCGCTATCTTTCTGTGGCGATAAATACCCCCATTTAGTCGGCAAAATAACACCAGCCACAATATCGGGACAACGTGAAAATACTGAATCAAAAAAGGATTTCATACAACCATAAATAGTATCTGTGCTACTGTCACCGAATACACCTAACCTGCTTTCGATATATTCATAATCATTAAATGATCCGAAAACAGTTAATAATTCTGTATCTTCTGGAATTGTTGAAACACGATTAACGAATCTATTTTCAGTTTTCATATATCCAGTGCCACCAACTCCGCAATTAACAACTTTTAATCCTAATGATTCAGATACATAATCAACATAATTCTTAGTACCAGTTGTTTGACTAGCGAGCGTTGCGCTATCTGTCAAACTATCACCATAAGCACACCATTTTACACCGAATAAATTAGCGTATTCCTTTGTCTTGATATCAAATATATCATAAGGAACATGTTTTTTCGGCAGTGTATCACCTTTCACCAGCATTATATCCGTCATTCGTGCAGCTGGACCAAACAATGTCATATGATACCCGCCATCAGGTATAGTGAATGTTTTCGGTATACTATCTATATATATATGTTGTATTCTTTTTATATCAGAATCATATATACCAATAGCGCCATACAGCCAATTAACTGTATAGGTTTCTCCAGTTTTGCATGGGATAACATCATCAATAGCATTGAATCTATCTTGTGCAACTAGAGTTGGTGGATATCCAATGGAATTTGTATACCCGTATTCCTCTTTTACTTTAGAAATGTCAATTAAATTCCAATATTTTAAGTTTTTTGTTTTATCTTCTAAATCTTCCTTTAGCGAATCAGTTTCTGCATTTACTTTCTTAAAATTGTCCCCTACCACTTTAGCATCTGC